GAGAAGCTATCTAAAAAGATTGGCGCTGACACTATTATTAAAAAGTTTGCTGAAGCAGAAAAAATGTTAGAGCAAGCTCAAGCAACTGCACTAACATTTTTTAATAAGAAAAAACCAAAAGACGCGGAGCTTCAATATAATTTTAGAAGAGGCAGTCATAATAATAATGACATAACTCTTCGGGATTGTGAAGATCAACTGCGAGAGTGGGCTTCGGATCTTGCGCAGCGTGAGATTGAGAAGAGACCTGAAGGCGCAAAACTAAGACAACTTAAAGAGCTTAAACAAAAAGCAAAAGATGTTGTTATGGAAAGTGGAACGCCTGATGCACTTGCAATTGCACTTGATAAAGTCTCTCAAAAGATTGGCTTAAGGTGGAACCAAGATTTACAGGCACTGCCAAACTTTAAACAATAATAATTTGACAAGGGCTATCCTATAATATAGGATAGTCCTAGAAAGGATAATATGAATATAGAAGATTTAATAAAGGAAGCAAAAGAGATTGAAGAGAAATCTGAATTTATTGTTTCCTGGTTTGCAAAAAAATATAACAAGACTATCCGAAGAGTTGGACATTTAAATAAAGAGGGTTGCAGAACTTGGGAAGATTATAAAGGAAATAAATTAATGTGTTTTTGGGATCCAATTATTAACAGATATACGACATGCATCAATCCAGTAATAACTTATAAGAAAGGACTAAACTAATGTTAAAAGCAATTTACTTTGCGTTGCATTTTGCAATGATAATTTTAGGAATGATTTTAGCAATTCATTTTGACCCTGTAATAGGTCTATTAATTGCAGGAACATTTGCAGTAAAATTTTTCTTTATGCTGCCGCAAACACACTATTAAAGACCTGGGATCAGCCTAGCTACGTTGGGAGTTGCTCCCGTAAACGTACGGGGGCTGATCCCTGGTCCCTGGTATGTGCCAGATAAGCTTCGTACGGGCGCCAGGGTCCTGGGATCAGTGGACAAGTACACTCTTTAGAGTTTTCCGCACTGATCCCGCTCAAGCTTGCAGAATCCCGCCAACCAGTAGTGGGCGGCAAGCAACAAGCGGCAAGCTTGACAATGAAAGAATGAAGGATTATATAGGATGGTATGAAAGTAAAAGAAGCAAAAAAAATAACTGATAGTTTTACCCGAACGACTAAGATGCCGGGCCTGAGCTATAGCCTGCCAGCCTGGGAGTGTAAAACAGGTTCAAAGCTCCGGAAGGTTAAAGGGTCCGTTTGTTCGATGTGTTACGCTCTGAAGGGTAACTACACCAGATATCCAGAAATTAAAAAAGCACAGTATAGAAGACTGAAGGCCATGCGCTCTCCGTTGTGGGTCGATGCAATGATCACCGTGATCAAGCGTCAAAAATGGTTTAGATGGCACGACGCCGGAGACGTCCAGGATCTAGAACACCTTCAAAAGATTTACGAGATCTGCAGGTCAACACCTGCCACCAATCACTGGCTGCCAACCCGTGAAGCGTGGATCAAGGATCACTTGCAAGATAAGCCGGCAAATTTAGTCATTAGATTTAGCCCGCCAATGATGGGACAGCGCAACGACAGCTGGCCTAATTCTTCAATGGTGGTTGAATCTGGCGCTAGCTGCCCTGCGCCTTCGCAGGGCGGCAAGTGTGGGGATTGCAGAGCGTGTTGGAATCCTGATATAAAAGTTGTAAGTTACGGCAAACACTAAATGACCTGGAGACATCCTAAATATTACAAAGAGCTTGAGAAGACTCGGAAAGAATTTTTAAAGCAACAAGCATCAAGCGCCAAGCATCAAGCGCCAAGCGATTCAAACAGCAAGCCACAAGCATCAAGCGACAAGCAGCAAGCTTCAAGCTCCAAGCCACAAGCATCAAGCTCCAAGATCTGAGATCCACGGAAAAGTTTCACGGCCCCTGAACCGAGGGCCTCGACTATGATAAAAGTATTGTGTGGATGCTTCACATGAAACGCAATTTGATGAGGTGAGAAGCGTACCTTGTTACTCTTCGTAACTTTTAACTCTACTGTAAAAAAGTGGCCCCTAGCATTGCTAACCAGTATATCAGGAGTCCCAAGTAAGCTGTTATTTTCAAGTCTAATCCACGAAAATTGTGGTAATTTTCTCTTAAGTTTTTTATATAATTTAGCCTCTGGGCCCATGTATTTTTCAAGGTTACTCCTGCTTACAAATGTTAATAATCTTTAACGTAACCAGGGGGTAATATTAGTTTTTCTTCCTTGTTTGGTTTTAAAACAACACGTAAAGAATTATCACCAGGCTTGTTGCTTTCGTGAACTTCAATACGTCTTATTTCTTCCAAGTAACCGTTTGGTAGTGCAATATATATTCTGGCATGACTTACAGCATTACCTCGTCTACCGTTTGGTCCTTTACAAACATTACTTACCTGCTTTACGTAGTTGACTTGTTAAATCATTTATCACAGTTTTATAACCTTGCAACAAATTTTTATTTTTTTCACCTTCGTATGATTTTTCTTTGTAGTATTGTATTTCTTTTCTCAGCTCACCATTTAACTTACGGTGACCATCGTTAATATCCTCTAAATCTTTTACGCGTTTAGTTAAGCGTTCTATTTTTACTTCCAAATCTAATTCTCCTTTTAAGCTCTTATGTACTTTCATGATTGACAATATAGGAGAGTTACCTTAAATTGTCAACATGGGAGTTCCAAAAAGATTAACAGAAATGCAACAAAGGTTTGCTGAGTTTTTAGTATTCGGTGGGCCGGACGGACCTATGACACAAACAGAAGCGGCAGTTGCTGCTGGGTATAGTGTTAAACGTGCAAGACAAGAGGGATCAGAACTTTGCAATCCTAGGCACTCACCACTTGTAGTAAAATATATTGGTCAATTGAAAGAAGAGAGACTAAAGAAACACGAAGTTACTTACGAGGGCCACGTCGCAGAACTCGCTCGATTGCGTGAAGCAGCTTTGAAAAAGGGTAGTTTTTCATCTGCTGTAAATGCTGAAGCCAACCGAGGCAAAGCAGCAGGATTATATATAGACCGTAAAATAATAAAAACAGGAAAATTAGAGGACCTATCAGAAGCAGAGTTAGAAAACAAAATGAAACAAATTCTATCTGATTACGAACCGCTTTTAAACGCGAAGACTGTCGATGGCGAGTCATCTGAAATTATATCTTCTGAATCTTCTTTACCCAAGCCCGAGGAATCATAGTTCTATCTCCAAAACTGAAACCATCGTCGTCTTTATCATAAGACGCAAATAATTTTATTGAATGTTTATCTTTAGAATATAACCAACCTTCGTTTACAGGCATTGCTAGTTTCATTCTATCAAACTCTTTCTCAGTGGCCCAGCCCGAATCGCTCACACAATCGATCCACTCCACCCGGACTTTCGGAAAAGGTATGTCGGGAGTTTCAGTTGAGGCAGTTGCTTTTCTTCTTTTCCTAGGCATGAGGTATTTTACATCTGCGATACCTATAAGACAATTTATTTTTTATTGCGCTGAAAAATAAAAAAAACTTTTGGGTGTCGCAAAACATCAAAATTGCTCTATAACCTTTGGTATTATTGACGAATAGTTTCGACACCCCCCCCCTCGCAAGGGTGTCGCAAGGGTGTCGCAAGTGTCGACATTTTTAGTGAATTTGTATACATTTGACGCAGTTTATTTAGAATCATTACAATCTAGGTGTCGAATTCGATACCCTGCGATACCCATTCGACACCCATTCGACACCTATAAGACAGCTTTATCTGTCCCATTTTTGCCATAATGTAGCTCTATTGTTGCCAACTTCTCTTCAGCATTAGCCATAGTCTCCAATAGTTTATCTATCTCTAATGTTATGTCAGGATGTTCGGGTATGATTATCTCCTGGTCACTGTAACATTTAATTTTATATTTACAATCTTCTACGATAGCATTGTATCTAACTATCATTACTTCTTTAAGTCTTTGGTTCATTAAAATCCTCCGCTTTCATTGGTTTAGTTTTTTCTTTCTCATCAAACTTTAGTTCATGATACATGTCTAATCGTTTAAGAAACTTATGTTTGTATTGCCTTAATTCTGCCCCACTTACGACAAATTCTTGATAATACAGGTCAGGCGTACATACCATTATTACACCCTTGTTAATGGTAGACCCGTGAACATAGTCATGAGCCATGGCGTATGCTGCAATCTGCAAATAATAATCTTCGATCCATTCTTTCTTCTTTGGTCTGTTAGATTGTTTAAAATCTACTATGGCTTCATCACCATTGTGATTACAAACCAAGTCAGTAGCCCCAGCGTATAGCCCAGGATAATACATCGTAACTTCCGATCCGTAATATTCTTCCACTGGCGCAAGACCGATCTCAATAACTTTTTCGGCCATGGACTTCGCCTCTTGTCCGAGCCCTGTAAGATCATCGTACCCATCTCCGAGTATATAGTGCTCCAGGAATTTGTGCATAGCTGTCCCCCTTGCACTAGATACATTTTTGATTCGTTCTGCTTCGTGTTCTCCAACTTTGGCCTTCCAGTCTTTTAGAAATTTTTGATCTTTGGTTTTGCCTAATATAGTAGTTACACTAGGAAGTCTAGCACCAAGTACATCATAGGTCCGTGATCCGTGTTCCTCGACGCGTGTAGCATCGACATAGTTATATTTATTACTCTTCTTCACCTAAGAATCCTTTCATACTTTCTACATATCCAACTAATCCCCATCATTTCAGTATTAAGATTCACTTTAAAATCCTCTCATACTTTCTACATATCCAACTAATCCAGTTTTCTACCCAGTAATCTTTTTTAGTAATTCTATGTATGGGGCTAAGACTCTTCTTATCAGTTAGTCTATTCATCACATCAACTATTTTATTTTTATTTCTTATCTTCATCTTCCTCCATAACTTTATTAATTATATACCAAGCAATCATGCCACCAATAACAATAGCAAACATACCAAGTATAAACATACCTAAACCATGGTACATTGTCATTCAGCACTCATCCATAATTTATAAGCTTCTAAATCTACAACATTACCGTTCATTAATTTATGATCACCGTAGTGATCAATAATTTTTTGTAGACCCTCCATCTTAACATGTGCGTATGGCCAAAATAATCTTGCAACTTGGTAAGCGTCTCTAAATTGACATCTCCATCGCCATTGTTTTTTCCAACCAACAGTGTAAGGAGTTTTATATCTTTTCTCGCCAACTGTACCAACACCTAATACTTCATGAACCCAACGTAAAACAGATTGATCTGTCATTGCCATTTCCATTCTTATACTCCAGGTAGGATATGCTTTCTTTTGGTGGGTGCGTTTACGCATATATTGTTT